GCCGGGCCCGGCACCGTCGAATCCGCACCAGTAGGACCCGCAGGACCGGGCACCGTCGAATCCGCGCCCGGAGATCCCGCCGGTCCCACCGCACCCGCCGGTCCCGCGATCTCCGCCGGCGTCACCACCGGCACCGCCCCCAACGACCGCACTTGATCCGCCAGCGCCGACGACGACGACAACAGCGACCGGATCGCGTCACCCTGCGCCGACAGCCGCTGATCCTGCGACTCCCCGCGCTGCAGCTGCGCCGCGAACCCCCATGCCAGCGCCAGCACACCGAGCAGCGTCAACGCCACCAGCGCGATCAGCACCCGATGCCCGAACCCGTCCCGGGCCCGCACCGCAGGGCGCGGCAGCCTGCGGTGCCGCCGCATGTGGGACGTCTCCATCAGCCCTCCTCGCCGTCCTGCTGCTCGGTCAGCGCCCGCAGCTGCTCCCGCAGCTCCGCGATGCGCTCGTCCTGCGCGGTGTCGGTCGCGTTGGCCACGGCGTCAGCCCTTTCCTTCGGCGACACCCGGCGCAGCGTCACGACGAGCCCGCCCACAGCGGACAGGATCGCCACGATCGCGCCACTGATCGCGGTGACCAGGGCCGCAACATCGCTCACCCACTGCTCCCCCCTCGTCGTGCAGCTCAGACGTAGATCAGCCAGTTCACGTTGATGCTGGCCTGGCGCACATCGAACGCCGTACCCGAACCCGTCGCGGTGGTGACGCCGCCGTGGTTGTGATCCGCCACGTTCGTGGTGCCACCGGTGTGGGAGTGGAAGCCGTCAGAGGTGTTGCCGTTCGACGACACTGCGCCAGCCGTGCCGCCGGCGACACCGAACGAACCCGAGTTGTGGCCGCCGTGGGTGCCTGCCCCGTCGGTGGAGAACGAGTGGCCGTGGTTGCCGTCACCGTTCAGGCCGTGGGTGTGGGACGGCAGGTTCGTGGTGGCGATCGCCTTCGTGTCCGCCCCCGACAGCAACCCCACCGCCTCCCCCGTCGGGGTGCCACGCACCACCCGACCCCGGTAGTCCGGCACCCCGAACGTCGTCGAACCATCCCCCACCGTGAACAACCCGGCCGCGACAAGCCCCTGGTCCTGCACCCACTGCCACAGCACCGGATAGGCCGCGCGGGACACCGACTGACCCTGCAGCAGCAGCGTGTCCGGTTTCGCCGACGTCCGGATCGTCGGCTCGATGTCCCCGGTCGGGCGCCGCGACGTGCGCGCCATCAGCGTTGTCCGCATGTCCTCGACGACCTTCTTCAGCGTCGCGAGCTCGTCGACGACATCGCCGACCGGACGGTCATCAGCCACAACTGCTCCTCACACGAACGACGGGGACACGGTTTCCAGCCCGGACGCCGACACCTGCACGCGCACCGACCGCAGCCGGAAGCTCCCAGCGATGCCGAGCTGGTCGTCGAGCTCGTAGCGGACGAGGTCGCCGGCGTCGTAGGCGGAGATGTCGGCGTCGGGGGTGACCCGCACGTCCGGGCCCGGCACGAACAGCGCGTCGCCGCGCGCGGCCAGCAGACCGGCGACGTGCCCGTCGAGGGTGGGCTGCTCCGACACCGAGTCCCAGGTGGCGGTCACCCCGGACGCCCCGTACTGGGCGAGCAGCTCCGCGTTGGTCGCCGACCCGTACAGGGCGCCCGCATCGCTGGTGGAGGTGCCGGTGCCGAACGCGACCGTGGCGACGTCCTCGGCGGCGACGGAGAACATCGTCGACGCGGTGGTGATGTTGCGGCTGTCGAACACGATGGCGTCCTCGCCGGCGGAGCGGTCGACGCCGCGCTGCGGGAACCACAGCTGCAGCCGGCGCGACGCCGGGTCGACGTCGATGTCGAACCCGGACAGGCGTTGCCCCATCTCCTGGACGCGCTGCAGCACCTTGTGCAGCTCCGTCTTGAGGTAGGTGGCGTCCCGCAGCACCCCGGACGTCCCGACCGTGGATGTGTCGATGCCGAAGTCGCCGTAGGGGCGGGCACGCCAGTGCTCGACGAGCGCCTTCACGATCGCGAACTGGTCAACCTGGGAGAACACGAGGTCGGAGTAGACGACCATGCGGGCGAGGTAGGCGAGCAGCCCGTCCGCGTTGAGCGTGAGTTGTTCGCCCTGGCGGCGGCCGGCGGTGAGCGGGCCCGCGAACACGATCTGCCCGTCGCGGAGCAGCCATAGTTCGGTGGCGAGCGCGGCGGGCCCGCGGAGCCGCTGCAGCACCGCCTCCGACACCGTGGACAGTGCGCAGGTGAGGGTGAGGGTCTGCGGCTTGGACAGCTCGGTGGTCCAGTCCAGTGAGGTCCACAGGATGGGGTCGACCACCAGGAATGTGGGCGGGCCGGCGGCGGCGGGGACGCGGGCGATGACGAGGAGTTCGTAGTCGGGGCCGGGGCGCAGCGGCAGCAACGTCGAGGGGAACACGTCGATGACCGCGGCCGCGTCACTGGCGCTGGCGGTGTCGGTGGCGGGCAGGAACGCGGTGTCCCCGGCGCTGGCCGTGTCGCTCGCGGTGGCGGTGTCGGCGATCGGGGCGGTGGTGTCCCCGAGAGCCACGGTGTCGGCGGCGGTGGCGGTGTCGGCGATCGTGACCAGGTCGGTTACCGAGGTGATGGCGTCGGTGCCGGTGGCGGTGTCGGCGCTCGGCGTGAGGTCCGCGTCGAGGGTCGTGACCGCGTCAGCGGCGGTCGCGGTGTCGGTGATCGTGGCGAGGACGTCGGTGACCGCCACCGTGTCGGACGCGGCGGCGGTGTCGTCGACGGTGATGTCGCCGCCGCCGATGAGCAGCACCGAGTAGGCGGCGGTCTGCTGGCTGGTGGTGTCGGTCTGGTTGATGGTGCCGGTCGACCCGGCCGACGCGAGGACCCCGTAGCAGTAGGGCTGTATCGCGGCCGTGGACACCACGAACGTGATGCCGGTGCCCGACCCGGACGCGGACGGGGACCCGCCGGAGCCGACGGTGCCGTTGCCGATGTACAGCTCACCCGCGCCCGCCGCGGTCAGGGTGGGGTAGAGCACCCCGGTCGCCGCCGCGTTGGTCTGCTGCCCGGTGACATCAACAGTCCAGGTGGTGGCCGCGCCGGCGCCGGTCGTCCACTCCCCGAGCGGCACGAACCCGCAGTAAATGCCGGAATTGCTGGCGGAGAACGTCGCGGTCTGGGTCTGCGCGGTCGACTGGACGCTGGTGACCTTGCCGACCCATATCTGCAGGTAGCCCGCCCCGCCGGGCACACCCGACCCGTAGGAGTAGCCGGTCCCGGCCTCGGTCCAGGTGAACCCGGTCCCCGTAATCCCGGTGACCTTGACCGTGGCGGACGCGGTGAACGTGCACACCACGACGGCGTTGCCCAGCGCCGTCGACGCCGCCGCGAACGTGGACTGCCCGGTGTTCGCGGTGTCGGTGTAGGTCTTGGCGGTCTTCGTGATCGCCACGCGCACACCTCCGACTCACAGGGGAAAGGAACGTCGAACCCGGGCAGTGCCCGGGGAAGGGGAGGTCAGGCCAGCGTGATGGTCGCGGTGATCACGCGGCTGATGCTCGAGGTCTTCACCCCGATCGCCTGCGTCTTGCGGTTCAGCATCCGCCCGGTCGCCGCGGTCGCCGAGTTGAAGATCCCCACCTCCTGCCAGTCGAAGTTGGCCTCCGCCGTCCCGAACGTCGACCGGAACGTGATCACGTTCGACGCGGAGGTGACGCCGTCGGTGTGCAGCGGATAGGTGGCGTCCATGCCCTTGCGGAGCTTGTTCGTCGCCGCCTGCAGATCGGTCTGGGTCGCCGCGGCCGCCGTCGTCGAGTCGCCCGCCCCGATCGCGGCGTTGGCGTTGTTGAAGTAGGTCAGCGCCCCACCCGCCGCCCCGGAGCCGTTCCCGATGAGGGACTGGAAGATGCAGGACATCCCGCCGTACATCAGCAGGTTCTCGAACTCGCACCGGTCGAGCGGGGTGTCGCCGGGGGCGACGTCACCCGCGAACGACTCGACCTCGAACACGCAGCGCCACAGGCCCCGCTCACGCACGACAGCAGACATCAACCCACACCTTCCGAAGAGGACAGCATCAGCCCGGCCAGGTGGACCGGAACTCGATCGAGCACACCGCCGCGGCCCCGGCCGGCTCGACCTCGAACATCAGCTCGTTGAGGCCCGGCGCCAACGCCAGCGGCAGCCGCGGCGGCTGCCACGCCCCGTACTTGCTGGTGCCGTCGACCGTCACCGGCGACACCGGCGCCCCCGTGACCCGGGCCTGCATGTCCCCGACCAGCGACGCACCCACCCCCAGCGCGGCGGCCACATCGAACCGGGCGCCCGTCGTGACGTTCGTCAGCACCACACGGGTCGCCGCCGGACCCGACACAGGCCCCGCGACCCGGATGATCGGGTACGCCCACCCCGAGCCGGCGTTGACCGCGGTCGCCAGCACCGGCGACTCCCGCACCGCAGTCACCGGCACCGACAGCGTCGACACCGCTGCCGCGTAGTGCCGCGGATCCGCCGCCCGCAGCGTGAACGCCTGCTGGTGCAGCAGCACCTGCAGCGGGTCCAGGCCCCGGACCAGGTTCGTCGGCCGGCAGTACACGCTCTTGAGCGGCTGCCCGGGGAGCCGGTAGATCAGCTCCCAGTCCTGGTCACGCTGCGGGACCAGTGCCCGCAGCAGCGTCGCCGCCCGCTCCTCGATCTGTGCGCGGTCCCCCGACCAGTTGCACTTCACCAGGATCTGCCGGGCCGCGGCGAGGTCGACCCCGCGCAGCGCGCCGTCCCCGCGCGGGAGGTCGTCGTCGGATGTGCGGACCTCCCACCCCTCCAGGCCCTCGACGGACTCGATCAGGTAGTCGGTGCCCGCACCGATCAGCAGCCCCGACCAGCCACCCAACCGCATCTGGTAGTCGCTGGGCCCGATCCGGGCCCGCACCCCGATCCCGGCGACGTACAGCGCCGGCTGCGCGGCCGACGCCAGCCGGCCGAACACCGTCAGACTGGAGCCGCGGTTTCCGCCGACGGTGTACAGCGGCGGCTGCTGCGTCGAGTACAGCTTCGCCGGGCCGGTGGTGCCGCCCTTCAGGGTGATCAGCCCGGCGATCCACCGCCTGGTCGTCGACAGCGACGCCGACAGCGAGAAGCTCCCCACGGCCGAGGTCACCAGCTGGTGCACGGTGGTGCGTGAGCGTTCCCAGTCCTGGGTGCCGCCGTCGGGGGTGACGTCCTCGAACACTTTCGCCAGGCCGCCGGAGAACCCCGACTGTGTGGTGGAGGCGTACTGGTTGGCCAGCACCGCGATCACGGTCTCGTCGGCGCGGGTCGTCGTCCCGGACGAGCCGGTGCCGGCACTGCCGGACTCACCTGAGGAGGCCACGTTGCGGTCGACCGCGGAGGCTTGGGCGATGCCCTGGTACTCCAGCATCCGCACCGTCATGCCGCGGTAGGCGTCGGCGTGCGCGGTGACGCTGGTGGTGGCCGGCGCGTTCGCGAGTCCCCAGATGGAGACCTGCAGGTCGCGGACGGCGACGTCGCGGAGGCGCGTGAACGTCGACGGCGACAGGGAGTGGCCGATACCGAGACCGCCGGCGGTGACGACGACGACGAGCAGGTACGAGCCGGGTGTCGACGGGGCGAGGAATGTGGCCTTGACCGAGGTGGAGCCCTGGTCGCCGGGGCCCTGCTTCCTGGTCGCGTTGTACGCGGTCTGTGCTGGTGTGGCCACGGGTCAGCTCGGGCGGGCGTTCGCGATGATCAGCTGCCCGATGTCGTACTGCACCGGCGTCAGGCCGGACTTCACGGTGATCGAGGAGTCGAGCAGGTTGGAGTACTGGCACACCCCGCCGGTGGACACGGTGAACGCGCCCCAGCCGATGACGAGACCCCAGTCGCCGGTCGGGTTGGGGTGGGCGTAGGCGACACCGTTGGCCTTCGACGTCACCCCGGCGACGGTGGCCGCGGCGGGCCAGTTCGTGACGTTGTTGGTGACCGCGACGCGGCCGTAGGAGCCGCCGGACGGCTCGGTGTAGCCGGTGCCGTCGACACCGGGCAGCGCCAGCAGCGCGCCGATGTACCAGGTCGCGGGCGTGCCGGAGCCGAAGTCGGCGTCGAGCAGCGTACGCAGCCGTGGGTCGGAAGCACCAGCAGGCATGAAGCACCCCAGTCCGGGTTGTGGTGATGGGTCAGGTCAGGAGATGCGCAGGGCGAGCGCGGTGGCGCGCGCGGTTTCGACGGGGTTGCCGGAGCGGTCCTCGACGGTGAACGGCCGCTGCTTGCGGATCTCCGTGGCGAGGGTTTGGATGTCGCCGCGCAGCTGTGCCACACCGGAGGCGACCGCGCTGATACCGGCCCACGCCGCGCCTTGGGCGGTGCTGGCCGAGCCGGTGCGGGCGGGGCCGAGCGCGGAGGAGATCCGCTGCGCCACACCGCCACCGGACGGCACCAGGTCGAGCCCGCGGTTGCGCGCCCACTCGGCGCCGATCTTCATCGAGCGTGGTGCGGAGTCGTCGGGCAGGAAGTACTCCAGCCCGCGCGGCCGGTCCCCGATGACCCGCCACGTGTTCGCCGGGACCCGCTGAGCGATGTCACCGCGCATCGGAGTCAGCGGCCGGACCCCACCGGCGGCGTACTGCTCGACGACCGCGCCTCGGGCGTAGGGGTGCACGATGCCGCCGGCCGCGCCGCCCGCGATCCGCTTCACCCCGGTCGCGGTCGGGACCGCGGTGGACTGGCCGGCCACGACCGTGGCGATGATCGTGGTGTATCGGGTGCGGGCGAGGTTCGCGAGCTGCGCCTCCGCCGCCCCTGCCTGGACTTGCGGGATGACCTTCGGCAGGCCGGTCGTGGCGTCGGAGCGGGCCTTCCACGCCGCGAGGATCTGGTTGGCCAGGCCCGGGTTCGAGTCCAGCGCCGGAATGCCGGTGGTGCCGTTCGCCAGGGCCTTCCACGCTGCGAGGACACCTTCGGCCTTGCCGGAGTTCGCGTCGATCGTCGGCAGACCGGTGGTGGCGTCCGAGGTGGACTTCCACAGCTGCAGCACGCCGTTCGCCGCGGCCGGGTTCGCGTTGAGCTGCGGGATCCCGGTGATGCCGTCGGCGAGCGCCTTCCACGCGGCGACCGTGGTGTTGGCCTGTGTCGGCTCCGCGCTCAGCTTCATCTGGCCGGTCGTCGAGTCGACCAGCAGCTTGAGGCCGTTCAAGCTGGTCTCGCCGGGCGCGACGTCGCCGAGGACCTTGAGTGTGCCGGTGGTCTGGTCGATCGTGTACTTCGTCGCCCCGACGGTGAGGATCGCCGGGCCGCCGTCGGCGTCGATCTTGACCGTGCCGCGGCTGCCGTCGGCGAGCTGCACGGTCTGCAGGATGTCGCCGCGCGCCGTGGTGGTCTCGGCGAGGATCGTGATGGAGCCGATGTACTTCTTGCTGGCCAGGTCCTCGACACCCTGCTTGACGCTGTCGAGCTTCGCCCGGTCGGCCTCGACGACGACGGTGACCTTGCGCCCGTCGGGGAGCGTGATGATCTCGGTGCGCAGGTTGGACATCTCGGCCGCCGTCGAGATGGCCTTCAGTCCCGCGTCGTCCAGGCCGGAGGCCAGCTGCGCGAACGCATCCCGCCCGGCCTGCGTGGACAGGTCCGCCGCCCGCAGGATCTCCGTGTTGTAGGCCTGCACCCCGGCCTCGGTGCCGCCGAGCGCCTCGGCCTGCTTCCGGGCCGCGTCCGCCTGCGACGACATCGCCGACGCCAGCGACAGGACCGCGCCCTTGTACTCCTCGGACTTGGCGCCGCTGTTCTTCAGCGCGTCGTTGGCCGCCTTCTGCGCCTCCGCGGTGCGCTGCACCGCCTGGCTGTAGGCCAAGGCGGTGTTGATCTGCGAGTTCATCTGGTCGGCCTGGGCCTTAAGGCCCTCGGTCGTGTTCCTCAGCGCGCCAGTGAGCAGGTCCTGCTTCTGCTTGAGGTCGGCGGTGTCGCGGGCCAGTACCTGCGCAGCAGCCGCCGCCTGCGGGGAGGACTCCCCGTACGTCAAGATCGCGTCCGCCAGGTTCTGCGTGCTGACCTTCACCCGGGTCTGCGCGCCCTCCAGTGCAGGCATCGCCTGGATCAGGCTCTCGACCTTTGCCCGGAAGTTGTCCGAGGCCCGCGCGGCCTCGTCCATGGTGCCGTTGAAGTTGTTGTTGACCAGGTCGCCGTTGAAAAGGTTGTCCAGGACTCCGGTCCACCAGCCGGAGAAGCCCTCGAACTGCGCCTGGGTCTTCTTCAGCCCCGACGCCATCGTGTCGGTCCCGGCGATCACCGACTTCGCGAAATCCTCCGACTTGTCCCGGGCCGCGTCGTAGGCGAACCCGACCGCGATCAGCGCCACCCCGATCAGCGGCAGCGCGTTACCCAGCTTGCCCAGCGCTGTGCCGAGCCCTGTCGTTGCGGTCTGCGCCGCCCGACCCGCCGCCAGCGAGCCGGTCAGCCCGGCAGCGTAGGTGCCGATGGCCGGGGCCAGCGCGGTCAGCCTGGACGCCAGCGTCGCGAAGCTCCCCGCGATCGCCGCCGACCCGAGCGCCTTGAACGCCACCACCGCCGCGAGCGCCAGCGCCGGCAACGGCCCGAGAGCGCCCACGACGCCGGTCACGATCCCGACCAGCGGACCCAGCGCACCCGCCGCGACCGCCGCCCCGTTCGACAGGTCCCGCAGCACCCCGCCGGCCAGGTTGCCCAGCATCGGCAGCAGCGGCGCCAGCGACTGCGCGATACCCGACACCGTCGTCGCGAAGGTCTGCAGCCCACCCGAGGTGGAGAACGACTGGATCATCTTCAGCACGCCGGTAGCCAAGGCCTCCACCCCAGGCAGCAGGGCGTCGATGGCCTGCCGCGACTCCTTGAAGAACGCCGTGAGCGCAGACTGCCCGGTGCTCGACGACAACAGGTCAGCGAGCTTCCCCGTGACCTTGTCCAGGGTCGTGAGGAAGTCAGCGCCGCTGGCCTTCGCCGCGGTGAACACCGACCCCAGCACTGACCCGACGTTCCCCGCGATCGACCCGAGGGTCCGCAAGGTGTCGACGCCGTCCTGGATCCACACCTTCAGCTGCCCGGACTGGCGGGCCTCGCTGATGAACGTCTGGAAGCGCTGGGTGACGTTCGTCAAGCCGGTGGCCAGGCCGGGCAGGAAGCCCGACCCGACGACGGCGATGTCGCGGAACGCCCCGAGCAGGTTGTTCGCCGCCGGCGCGGCGTTGCGCAGCGCGACCCGCGTGTTGTCGAAGATCGCGTTGACGTCCTGCATGGTCTGCGACGACCGGGCGAACGCCACCACGTTCTTCGCGACACCGTTCAGCTCGGTCGCGACCCCACCGAGCCCGCTGCGCAGAATGGGCAGGTACGCCCCGCCCATCTCCTTGATCTGGGTGTTCAGGCCGGCGAACAGCTTGTCCTGCACGTCGAGCCGGACGGCCGACCACGCGTCGGAGAACCCGCGGATCGCCTGCACCGCGGCGCGCGCGTTCGGCGACAGCGCCGCCATGGCCTCGTTGACCTTCTTGATCTGCGCCGGAGTGCCGGTCGGGCCGAGCGCGTCGTTGATGTGGGCGAACCCGACCGCGACGGTCGCCCCGACCGCGCCCAGCGCCGCGAGACCGGCCACCGCGAGCGGAGCCAGCCCCGCCAGAGACACCAAAGACCCAGTGAGGGTGGCGATCGCGGGCACGGTCGACCCGAGCAGCGTGGGCCCGAGGAGGACGGCAGCGCCCCGCAGCGTCAGCAGCGCCTTGGCCGCCGTCGTGATGGCGCTGCTGTCGGCCTCAGCCTTGACCTTGACCGTGGTGTCGTTCGGGAGGCCGCGCAGCTCACGGCGCAGCGCCGCGACCTGCGCGAGCGCCGACACGGCACCGGTGATGCTGATGTGGATGTTGATGGCGCCGACCTGCTCCAGGTCGCGCAACGCCCGCGCGGCGGAGCGCAGCTCGCGGGCGTTCGGCAGGTCCCCGGTCACCGAGATCCGGGCGACCGCGTTCTGCCCGTCGAGGTCCCGCAGCGCCTTCGCCGCCGCCCGCAGCGCCCGCACCTCCGCCGCACCCGGGGTGCCGGTGATCTCCACGCGGGCCCGGGCGTTGCGCCCGTCGATCTCCGCGATCGCGGCGCGGGCCCGATCGAGCTGCGCGATCACCCCCGACGACGGGGTGTTGATCGTGACTCTGGCCCGGACGTTGCGGCCGTCGATCCGGTCGAGCTCGCGGGCTAGCGCCTTCAGCTCGGCGGCGACAGCGGCGAACGTGCCCGACGCCTGGTCGTTCGCATCGACGTTGAACGTCAGGTTCCCGGCCATGGCTCAGCGCCCCCTCTCCAGTGGTCAGCGGTGAAGAAGGGGGCGGGCGAACTGGTAACTCAGAGTTCAGAGTTCAGGGGGTGCGGTAGAGGTCCGCGCCGGTCGGCGGCTCCCCGGGCTGCTCGTGCGCGCCCGGGAGGTTGAGCGCGGCCAGGGTCGGCGAGTACGACGGCGGCTCCGGGACGGCCACCTGCTGGCCGAGGTCCGGGGACACACCGACCGTCACGGGCGGCTCGTCCGGGATCAGCCGGATCGTCTCCGGCTCCACCGTCTCCGCGAACTCCGCCCACGACGCGCGACCACCCGACCGGCGCTGGGCCAGGAACGCCACCACGCAGAACTCCTTGATCACCGAGCTGAGCGATCGGTCCCCGGTCAGGCCAGTGGCCACCGCCTCCAGGAACGCATCGACCTTCACGCCCAGGATCTCGTCGACGAGGAAGAACTCCCCCGCCGTGATCTTCTTGGTGGCGTCGAACTCGAACCGCTGCCCCGACATCTCGAACCTGAGCATCTCTACCCTTCGATCTCGCGGGCCACCTGATCGACCACCCGCACCAGCCGTCCCTCGAACCCGGGCTCGTGCCCGCGGAGGGTCTTGAAGAACACCTCTTGCCCCGTCTGCTGCTGCCACGGCGGACGCCCCCACGTCGGGTGCCGCCACCGGCCCATGCCGTTCAGGCCGTAGGTCAGCGACCGGCCGTACGCCGGATCCACGGCGGCCGGCTCGACCTCGAACTTCACGCCGCGCCCCGTCGCCGAGCTCGTCGTCGCCGCAGCCACCCGGGCCCGCAGACCCGAGGACGAGCCGCCGCCACGGGACGACGTCACCTCGACGCCCATCCACGCAGCCCGGGTCTCGGCGAGCGCCGACGGCGCCTCCTGGGCGAGACCCTGCACCAGCCGGCGCTGCAGGCCGCCAGACGCTGCCCGTTCGAACCGGCGCGCGGCCGCCTCGACAGCCGCCTTGCCTGACGCGCCCATGCGGAACCGGATGTCCACTCGTCACGCCTCCGGGTTCGACTGCAGGGCCACCCACTTGCCCGGCTCGTCATCCTTGATCTTCTTCTGGCCGGACGCCTTCTCCAGACAGCCCCAGCACTGCCGGATCTCCCACCGGTACGCGTGATCGTGACCGCCCTTGGCCGGATCCCACTCGTCCTCACGGGTCCCGCACGACGGGCACTTCTCCGACTCGTGGATCTGCCACCACAGGGCCAGATCCCGATCATGCGCCGACCAGACGGGCGGCCCACCCAGGAAGTGCGAGTGGCTGATCCCCCGCGGCCCGCAGTACGACATCTCCAGCCGTATCTGCGGGTCCGCGATCAGCCTTTTCCCGTACTCACCTGCGGCTGCCGTTGGTTCAGGTTGACCACCGTCGCGAACAGCAAGTCCAGCTCACCCAGCCCGACCTTCCCCGTCTCGGCCACCGCATGCCACTGGTGCTCCGACAGGGTCGGCTCGACCGCCGCCTCGAGCAGCGCCGGCCGGAACGTGGCGACGTTCCACTGCCAGCCCTGCTTGCGCTGCTCGCTGGTGGGTGGGTGCGCGGCCGCGAGCTCCTCCCACTCGCCCGGCGGGATGCAGCGGGCGGTGAACACGATCGCCGGCTGCCCGTCGAGGTGCTGCTGGGCGGTCTCGACCGCGGCGGCGTACGGCGCCAGGTCCTGCACGCCGCGCTGATGCGCGAGCTGCAGCTCCCGGGTCGCCGCCTCGACAGCTTGCTCGGCCGCGGCGTGCGCGGCCGGGTCGCGCGGGATGGGGACGTCCTGCGTGGGGAGCGTGCGGCCCTGCAGGACGTCCCACAGGGACTCGGTCACGGAACGAGGATGTCCTCGGCGGGCACCTGACGGATGGAGAACTGGTACTGGAGCATGAACGGGTCGCTGTCGGACCACTGCTTGGGCTTGGACCGCATCAGCACCGGGAACACGTCCATGCGGTAGCCGGTGACCCAGCCGCCGGGCATGAGCACCACGAACCCGGAGTAGCCGACGGTGAGGGTCTGCCGGATGTCTGCGCCGGAGATCTTCGCGTAGATGCCGAGGCTGGAGTCGGATGCCTCACGACGGCCGTTGATCTTCGAGTTGAAGTCCGAGGCGTAGTCGGGGCGGTCGAGCTGCCCCGCCTCCGTCGCCCACCCGTCGATCGACTTCACCTGCCGGGTCACGTTGATCCCGGCGTCCAGCTCGGCCGCGGTGGGGTTGGTGTAGTCGACCATCGCCGGGACGACGAGGACTGCGGTCTTGCCGACCGCGTAGAAGGCGTCGTAGGCCTCGATCAGGGGTGCGGGCATGTCAGCGGTCCTTCTTCGTCGTCGGGGTCGTCGGGTTGGCGGTCACGGCCTTGTCGCCGGGTTCGGGGACGACTTCGGGCGTGTCGTCGTGGGACTGGTCGGTGGCCGGCTGCTCCGCCGCGGCCTCGGCGGCCGCCAGCTCGGCGGCGGCCAGCTCGGCCGGGGTCGGTTCCGTCTGGTCGTCGCGGACCTGCCAGCCGGACGCGGCGTAGGTGCCCAGCGCGGCGCGCAGCACCTTCCGGTCGTGCGCGGGCGTGAGCCCGGGATGGGTGATCCACACCTCGCTCATGAGGTCACCGGCCCCTCGACCCAGAAAGTCACCGACGCCGTGGCCGACCAGGCGAGACCGACGAGACCATCGGCCGGGTCGGTGTAGAGGTCCCCGGTCGGCAGGTCGAAGATCGTGAGCCCGGCCGGGACCGCCCCGAACGGGCACACGATCACCTGGTCGGCGATGGTGAGGCCGCGCACCGTGCCGGGGGTGGTCACGGTGCAGGTGATGTTCGCGGCGCCGCCGTTGACCACATGGATGCGGGTCCCGGGAGACACCCGGTCGCCCCCGGCGGATGCGGCTGCGACCGTGGGGGCTGCGATGCCCGTTAGTCCGGGGTTCTTCGTTGCCACGATGGCCACGGGTCACGCTCCTTCGAATCGTGTCGCGTCCACCCGGATGGCGAACTCGATCAAAACCAGACATCCGCCCGCGGTCTGCACGGGCCGATACGTCGAGCGCACGAGACGCGCCCAGTCACACGTCCCGGACAGGTCGAGGTTCGCGACCAGCACGGCGCGGAGCGCGTCGAGCAGCTGGTACGCGCGCACCCTCGACACGGCGACGTCGACACCGCCCGTCGAGGACTGCACCAGCCCCGCCACCACGTGCGACTCGGTGCGACGCCCACCCCACCCGGGCCGCTCCTCGCCGGAGGCCGCGGACACGTCCTCGATGGACAGGCCCAACGCCAGCGCGTCCCCGACCTCGACTTCGCCCAGCGGGGGGCCGTCGAAGACCTGCACGCCCTCCAGGCCGGGAGCGGTCCCGGCGCGGACCCCGCTGCCGTCGGCCGGGGCGGCGATCAGGGCGAGCATGGCGTCCAGGACGGCCGCGACCGGTTCGCTCACCACCGCCCCCACGTGACCTGGTCCGCCGGGTCCGGCCAGCCGCACGCCGGCGGGAACGACCCGGCCGGTTGTGGCACCCCGCCGGCGTCCGCGCCGAGCGGCGGCCCGAGGAGGTCGGTCAGCCTGACCGTGAGCGTTGCCGTGCCGGCCGGGCCGGAGTCGGAGTCGATCGCGGCCGCCGCTGCTGCCATCCCGGCGCCGCGCCCCCCGAGCCGGGAGCGCTGGGTGCGCCAGAACTCGGCCAGCACCATCTTCACGGCGAGCACCTGCGACTCCGACACGGTCGGCTCGCTGGCCAGTGTCCGCCCCGCGTCCCGCTCGGCCCGGGTGAACAGGTGCCGATCCACTCGCTCCACAGCGCCCGCCATCATCGTGCGCAGCTCGTCCTCATCGACCTGGCCGCCGGCCACCTTGTTCAGGTAGTCCCGGGCGTCGGCCAGGCTGATCACCCGCCGGGCGGTGGCGCGGACGTCCACGACGTCGTCGAACGCGGCCGCCGGGCCGGTGCTGCGCCACACCACGTCGTACAGGCCAGCCTGGGCGGGTACGAAGTCGAACTCGTAGCGGCCCGTGGTCGGACTGGTCGGGGTCGTGTCGGCGACTGCACCGCCGCCGCGCAGAGTGATCGTCAGCGTCACTGACGTCGCGTCCGTGGGGGACCCGGCACCGTCTGTGACCTGCACGCTCAGTGGCACCGTGTCGCCGAGGTCGTAGGACATCCCTCACCCCTTCCGCATCGTCGGGCCGACGCGGACAGCGCCGGTCATCGCCGGGCTGCGGCGCAGCACGGACCGCATCGAGCCCCGCATCGTCGCCACGAACCCCTGCTGCACATGAGTGCTCGCACCGGCCGGGGCGATGTCGCCGCCGAGGAGCCGGGCCAGCACCTTCAGCGCCAACCCGGACGGCGCGGTTGCGCCGGCCAGCCCCTTTCCGGCGCGCCGCGCAAGGCCTGCCGTCGGCGCCACCGCACCCCCGACCGTCTTGCCGGGGCGGCGCATCAGCGCCCCCGACGGGGTGACCGCGCCGGCGAGGGCGAGCAGGATCGACCGCACCGCCGCCACGGCACCGGTCGGCGTGATCGAACCCGCGAGGCGGCGCACGGTCTGCTTCGCGGCCACCCCCACCGGGGCCACACCGCCCGACATCGGCTTACCCGTACGGCGGAGAAGCAGGCCGGACGGAGCGACGGCCCCGGCCACGGCGAGGAGCCTCGTCCTGATCGTGGCCAGCGCACCGGACGGCGACACCGACCCGGCCAGCGACTTGCCCGGCTGCCTGAGGATCGCCCCGGACGGCGACACCGCACCCGCAACCGTCTTGGCCAGTTGGCGGGCTACCGCCCCAGACGGGGCCAGCGCACCGGCCAGAGCCAGGACGCGAGCCCGGACCGTCAGCAGCACGGAGCTCGGTGTGGCCCCACCGGACAGCACCCGGGCCGTCAGCTTGACCAGTTGCCCGGCCGGCCCTATGGCGCCGCCGACGTACCTGCGATCCTGCCGGGTCAACAGCCCGGTCGGCGTGGTCGCCCCGGTCAGCGTCTTCGCGGGCCGCCGAGACAGGCCCCCGCTCGGGGTGGCCGCCCCAGACACGCTCTTCGTGAACGTCGTGCCGCCGGACGCCGGAGCGAGAATCTCGACCGCGGCCAGCACCCAGCCCTGCGAGCCTGGCGCGGACATCCCCACCGTCTGCGCGCCCGCAGTGGCCGCCGCCTGATAGGCGTAATACCAGACGCCGTCGGAGTTGGTGGAACGGTCGTAGCAGTCCTCCTCCGTGGCGGAGGACAGATAGGCGCGAGTCGCCGGGTTGCGGCTGAACACGTCCGAGCTGCACCACGACACCACAGACCCCGCGCCGGTCGTGGTGACCGTCGCCGCCGGAGTCCCCGACCCGGACAGTGGCGAGTTCACAGCCGGAGTGGCGGCAAGCCGCCCCGTCCAACGCTCCACGACCATCGAGTGCCGGGACGCCGCCGACGGTGTCATCGACACCGTCATCGACCCGGGCGACCCAGCGACGGTCGCAGTCCACACCACGGCGTAGGCGTTGAACCCGCCCGGGGCAGCCTCGACCCGCTTCGAGAATGTCTGGCCACCACCGGTGGGGCCCGCGCCGTAGTTCGTGCCGGTATCCCATGTGGTGCCCTTGACGACGATGACCTCGTCATTGGACGGCGTGAACGATGGCGTGACCAGCGCGCCCGTGTTCGCTCCGGTGTCGTGCACGACGTAGGACGCGATGAGCGTCGCATCGGCCACGAGTCACCCCCAGGCGGGATCGAAGTCCGGGTGATCGCGGAACGCGGCCAGAAGCACGCGACGGCGCGGGCATGGAACGAGCACCGTGCCTGTGCGGAACGGGTCATCGAAGCCGTCCCCGCACACCGGGCACGGATCGGGCTGGTGCGCGGCGAGAACCCGCTGGCGCACAGCCAGCGCATCCCCGGTCACACCCGCCTCAGCCCAGCGATCCGCCAGGAACTCGTCCGGCGACAACATCGCTAGCTGCCGGCAGTGATCGTGAAGTCGTACGTCGACTGCAGCGAGTCCCCCGACGCCAGGTTGACCACCGAGAACACCGAGCGGTCCAGCAGCGTCCCGCCACCCGTCGCGGCCTGCGAGAAGATCCCGTGCTCCGTGCACGCCACCGACGCATCCACCGTGTTCGTGCCCACCGTGCGGAACACATTCGCCGTGCCGCCCTCGGTCAGACTCCCGGTCGCGCGGGTCGAGTCCGGGTTCAGCGCCGTCGTCGACTCGGTCACCAGCGCCGTGTCACCCGTCGCCTCCGCCGTCGCGCCCGTGCCGATGCCGTGGTACTTCAACACCTCCGGCTCGACGATGCCCTGCATGGCGTCGACCAGGAAGTTCACCCCCGCCGTCGTCACCACCCGCATCGACGCCAGACCGAGCTCCAGGACCTCGCCGTCGCCGCGGACGTGGGTGAGGTACAGCGAGCCGTAGAAGTTCGACAGCCGCAGCGCCCGCGCCATCATCGCCCGACGCGCCCCGCGCACCAGGTGCCGGAAGTTCGCCGTCCGCCACGCGTTGACCCGGTCGTCCAGGCCCGCGCGGGGCAGCCCGAAGTGGGCGACCTCGGACAGCGTCAGCTCCTTCGCCGGATACGACGACAGCGCCGTGAGCCGGTCGAACCGGTCGCGGATCTCACGGGCATCCGCCGAGCGGATCACCTGCAGCGACAGGTCACCAGCCGGACGCGAGACACCACCGTGCTCAGCCATGCTGCTCTCCACCCTCCGGCGCGACCGCGCCCTTCAGTTCGGCCAGGCGCGCCTCGAGCTGCGCGAGCTCGTCGGCGCCTTCGCCCGGGTTGTCCTCGGTGCCCGGCGCCTCGTTCAGTGCGTCGCAGACGCAGTCCGGATCGCTGGACACGCCCGCCGCGCAGTTGCACTTCCACGCGTCGCTCGGGCGCGCGATCTCCGCGTCGTGGCCGCAGTGCCGGCAGGTCACCTGCAGCGACGAGCCGCCGTCATCAGGCATGGGTCAGGCCCTTCAGGTCCAGAGGGAGAGTGGCGCGCCGGCGGCAGCTGGGGTGCCGCCGGCGCGGGTCGAGCTACTTGCTGTCGTCCGCCTTCGCCGCGGCCGCCCGGGACGGCTTCGACGGCGCGGGGGCGGGCGCCTCGTCGACGACCACCACCGGGGCGGCCGGCTTCTCGGGCTCGTCGGCCCACACGCCCGGGGCGGTGATCCGCTCCGCGACCTCGGCCGGGACCTCGTCCTCCGGCCCGTACGCCACGTTGTCCACGTGGACGTAGGTGCTCAGTCGGCGACCCATCACGCCACCGTCGCCGAGAAAGACAAGTTCGGGTTCGCCAGCACCGGCAGGCCGATCGCGGCCGCCTTCGTCCAGATCGCCACCGGGTCCTGCGTCGTGTACGCGCCGGCGACCAGGCCCGGCTGCTCCACGCCAGGGGCCAGGCCGTAGCCGAGCTCCATGGCCTCGGCCGTCGTGCCGAGCAGCACAGCGCCGAGGTCGGTGCCGTCCGGGCTGTTCGGGTCGACCGGGGCCGGGAGGAACAGGAACTTGTTCACCGCGATCGGGCGGACGGCGGCCCCGTTGACGTTCACGCGGGCGTCGTAGGTGTAGATCGGCGGCAGACCGTAGGCCTGCAGCACCGCCGCCACCCCGTCCTGCGTGGCGATCGACGGGGTGACGCCCTGCGCGGCCAGCAGGCCCCGCATCTCCGACGAACGCAACAGGTATCCGAGGTTCTGCGTCGAGGTCACCGCCGCGCCGGGCGGCTCACCGTTCTCATCGATGTAGGCCTGCTGCCAGGACAGCATGTCCTGCAGCGGCGTGGCCGTGGCCACGGTCGACCACAGCACGCCCGCGGTCACCGTGTTGCCGCCGGCGCGACCGAAGTTCACGGTGCCCGTCACGCCGTTCTCCGACAGCGCGATCTGCCCGGACACCAGCGCCTCACCCCGCGCCAGCTCCAGCCGGGCCGCGACCGCGCGCGCCATCCTGGTGGAGTCGTCGAGCACCGCGTTGCGGATCGCATCGCTCGAGGCGCGCGCGTTCCGGAGCCGGTCGTACTCGCCGAGGCGGATCTTCCGCGAGATCGGCGGCAGCTCCCCGCTGACCCGGGTGAGGCCCGGGCGGGCGGCGATCGGGGACTCCGCGTCGTAGGCGCGGAACGTGGCGGCCTCGGTCAGCCCCTCACCGCCGGCGGTGAAGCGGAACTGAAGGTCGTCGATGATGCGGTGGGGCAGCCACCGCGACAGAGTGAAGCGGTTGATCTCCAGGTCCTGGAGTGCCGCGCGCGAGTATCCGGTGAGTTCCGCCGGATCCACGTAGTCGGTGTTGAGCAACATCAGCTACTACCCGCCCTTTCAGACGAAGATGATCCGGCCGGCGACATCCGCCTTGCCGGCGGCGTCGACAGCGATCGGGAGATTGGCGTCGACGACGATGCAGTGCACGAGCATCGCCCCGGACACCGGCGTGGACGTCGACGCCGGCGCCCGGACCACCGTGAACAGCAGACCCGCACACGCCTGGCGACCGTCGGAGGCGGCGTCGTCGTACAGCCCGTACTTGCCCGACGCGGTGATCTTCCCCAGCGGCAGCCCGGACATCAGGTAGCCGTCCGGGTAGTGAGTGCCGGCCGTGAACGTGGTCATGTCCAGGGTGATCGACCGGGCGGAGTCGGTGCCGTGCGCCGACCCCAACCACGACTGGTCCTCCTGGCCGAAGGTCTCGGTCCTGATGCTGAGATCCATGGTGTGCCCCCTCAGGCCGTCTTGCCGTGGCGGAGCGCGTAGAGCTCGCTGCCGCTCTTCATCCGCGCGGCCGGGCCGTCATCGCCCCCGTCGCCGCCGTGACCGATCTCCCGCACCGGGACCAGACCCTTCTGCAGGGACGCCAGCGTGGCCGCCGCGCCCTCGCCACCGGTCTCCAGCTGGGCGAGCCAGTGCTCCCGGCTGGCCGGCGCGATCCGGCCGTCGTCGATCGCAGCCAGGACCAGCTGCTCGCGGTCATCCCGCGACTGCCGGTCAGCGGCCTCGGCGCCACGCTGGGCAGCCGCTCGCGTCGACTCCCACTGCGCGGCGTCGACGATCACCGTGCCCTCCGGTGCGCCTCTGGTGCCGGCCTCGGCCCGCTCCTGCAAGGCCTCGTCCAGCGCGGCCATCGTCGTGGCTTCGTCAGCGCCGGCAGCGACACCGAGCCGCTGCCGGACGTCGTCCAGGAAAGGCGACACGTTGTCGCTCCTCTCGGTTGTGGATCGCCCAGCCGCGGTCGCGGCGGGAGTTGTGCGGAGCACCGGCATCACCGGTGCTGGGGCCTGGGCCCGACCCGCGTGCCGGTAGGCGGACAGGTCGTGCCGATCCGGGTCGCGCAGGCTGTCCCACATCCCCCAGAAATCCAGGTACGAGCCCGCGCCCGGTGTGACCTGCTCGCCCTCGGCAGTGCCCGTCTCGTCGGCGGCCGCGACACGGTCTGCAAGCCCTGCGGCGACGGCCTCCTCTGCCGTGTACCAGGTCTCCGCACGCATGACCTCGCGCCACTGTTCGGCGGTTCCACCTGCCCGGGCCGCGTAGGACGCGGCGTAGGAGTCACTGGTCGAGTCCAGCCGGCGCGCGTAGCTGGTGATCTCGGCGGCGTCACCGATCGCGACCCCCCACGCGTCGTGGATCATCATTTGCGCGCCGATGCCCATGACGATCTCGTCGCCCGCCATCGCGATGACCGAGCCGGCCGAGGCGGCCAGGCCGTCGACTCGGACCACCACGCGGGCCCGGTGGGCGCGCAGCACGTTGGCGATCGCGACGCCCTCAGTCGCGTCGCCGCCGGGGCTGTTGAGGTGCAGCACGATCTGGTCGACGTCGAGCGAGGCGACATCGCGCACGAAGTCGTCGGCGGTCAGGCCGAACCAGCCGCCGATGGTGTCGAACACGTAGACGTCGGCCGAGGTGGTCGTCGTGGTGTCGGTGCCGTCGGGCGCGGTGGCCAGCGCGAGCACCGGGCCGACCTGGTACCAGGCAGGCGGGTTCTCGCCGGCCAGCGCCACCGCTGGGCGCCGGTTCACACCACGACGAGATCGAGCAGGCACAGGTCCTCCAGGGGAGCGGGTCACGCCGCGGTCGGATCGGCGGCGGGCGGGGGCGCTTCCGGGTCGGCGCCAGGAAGGCCGTACTGCTGGCGCAGCGCTTCCTCGAGGTCGGGGTCCCAGCGCAGCAGTCCGGAGTCGACGAGCATCTTGATCGCCGCCGCGGTGGCGGGATGCCGGGAGCCGATCTCGTCGAACTCGATGCACGGCGCAGGCTCGTCCGGGCCGTAGTTCAGGTCGACGATGTCCTCGACGATGTGCGCGTTCGCGACGTCAGCCTTGGCCTGCGCGACTGTCTGCAGGCCGAGGGTGAAGAAGTCGGCGAACGTCGTGCCGAGTGCCCACGAACCGGTCTGCGTGCCGAGGTTCAGGAAGTGCGCCAACACCGCCCGGGCGATCTGCTCGTCGTGGTAGCGGATCGCGGGCATCGCATCTGGCAGTGCGCCCTCGACCCCGCGCAGCTCCAGCTTCGCGCCCTTCGGGATCCCGCCGCCGGCGTCCGGGCCGGACCGGAAGCTCTCGGCCAGCTTGCGCCCGGACTCCAGGTCCGTCGCCGAGGCCGCGGTGTAGATCGGCACGCCCATGCCGTTGCGCTCGATCGTCTGCGCCTGCACCCGCAGCAGCCGGTCCTTCAGGACCCAGTTCTTGTAGGCCGGGCGCAGCAGCGACGTACCGAACCAGTTCCCCGCCTCGCGGTCGTTGCAGTACATGACCAGCCGCGACACCGGGATCGGCTCCGCCACACCCTTCTGGACGATCGACTCCAGCCCACCGTCGCGCGCCACGTTGATCGCCTGCAGCGTGGCCGGCATCCGCGGCGCCAGCTTCCGCAACCGGGCCAGCCCGGCCTCGTCGATGCGATACAGCTGCTCGAACGGCATGTGCCCGAACACCAGGTCCAGCAGGGAGGTCTGCAGGTGCTCGCCCCAGGAGAAGCGGTCCCGGGTCCGGCGTGCCGCCGAGGCGGGCTGCTGTCCCTTCACCGGGAGGTTCAGGTCCTGGGCGACGTGCGCCACCACCTCAGGGCGGGCGTCGAGCGGGTTGATCCGCCACGTCGTGCGGCGCACCGGCAGCGTCACCGCGCGCAGCACCGAGGTGACCTGCGCGTCCTGGCGGCGCATCGCGTCGTACACCTGCACGCTGTAGGGCCACCGCAGCTCCGGGGTGGTCTCGCGGGTCGCCGCCGCCCACCAGGCGCCGCCCGACTGGTTCGCATAGCCGATCTCGGTCGTCGGAGCACTCACCGATACCCACCTCCCTCCACGTCAGAAGCCCATCCGTGCGAAATCGACCCGCTCCAGCCCTGACGTGCCGGTCGGCGTCAGTGCCTGCGGCTCCGGCACCGTCTCCGGCTCGTGCGTGAGCAGCGCCCACACCGCCATCTGCACCGCCTCCAGCGGGCTGATGTCCACCTCGCCGCGACGCGAGAACGTCCACAGATCCCCGAGCGTCCGCCGGCCCGCACCCGCCGCAGCCGCGTTCAGCTCCGGCTGGTCGAAGTGCAGCAGCCGCGGCATCTCGCCGTCGATCTCCGCGAGGAGCTCCTTCGCCGAGTGCCCGACCTCGCGCATCGTCGGCGTCAGCAGCACGATCTCCGGCAGCTCGTCCGCCTCGTTCTCGGCCAGGATGTCGGGCACCAGGTGCCCGGCCGGGCCGCCCGGGTCGATCGCCACCGGCGCGTCGTAGTCACCCGCCAGCTCCCGCAGGCGCGGCAACACCCAGGCCGTACCGCGGCCCACCACCGGGCTGGCCGCGCGATCGACCTGGGCGAGCTGCACCACCAGATCTCCGTCGCGCCATCCAGCCACCGCGATCGTGGTCTCCGTCGCGTTCGGCCACGACGACGCAACGCCGAACGCGACCGGCCTTTCCGGTGCAAAGAGCGCACCCGCGCGCGCCGCCCACGCCGCCGCCGGGATGACCCGCTTCGCCTCCGCCGGGTCCTCGTCGAAGAGCCCGATCCGCTCCCGCAGGTAGCCAGCCAGGCCCAACTCGCCGAGCTCGCCGGCGCACCAGTCCACCGTCACCAGGCCCGGCCGACGATCCGCCAACGACGGGTTCGACGGGATCAGGTGCTCGAGCGCCAGCGGATCGAACGTGCCCGCCTTGATCTGCCGGCGCACCAGCTCGGGATCAGCCGACCACTCGAACCCGGCCAGCTTCGCGTCCCCGTCGACCATGCGCTGCCGCAACTGCCGCAGCTGCACCGAACCGGCCACCCCGGCCGAGGAGGCGTAGATGACCATCGGCTTCGGCCGGGTCGTCATGCCCGACACGGCCGCCTCGATCATCGCCGGATCCAGGAACAGCGCCTCGTCGAGGACCAGGAGGTCGACGTCGTCGAACCCTCGGCCCATCTTCGCCGAGCGCGCCACGAACGAGATGAACGCGCCGTTCGTCAGCGTGATCGTCACCTGGTCGGCCGTCGAGTGCGGCTTCCCGGCCACCCTGCGCAACAGCGACGGCGTCCTCTTGATCAACGTCCACAGCCGCTTGAATGCCTTCCGACACTGTGCGAACAGATGCGCCGTGTGATAGACGTTCTGGCCCAGCTCGAACAGCGCGTACAGCTCGATGATCTCGATGACCGAGCCCTTGCCGTTCTGCCGCGGCAGGATCAGCAGCAGCGACAGCGCCGCCCAGCTGCCGTCCGCGTGCTCCCGCAGGCCGTGCTCGCACACGAACCGCTGCCACGGCATCGGCTCCATCCCGGCCGTCTCGGCCAGGAACAGCGCCTCACGCCCTGCGCTGGTCGGAGCGGATGGGGCGGACCACACCCGCGGCTCCTGCGAGCCGATCAGCTCGCATCCGCGCCACTTCGTCGAGCTCATCCGGCGTGTCCTCCTCGGGCTCGTCGAGCACAGCCGCGGCCTTCGCTGACACCTTCGGAGGGGCCGCAAGCTTCCGCAGCTGGTCCAGCACCCGCATCAGCGCGCCGGCGGCGACCCGATCACCCGCGTCGAACTCCCGGGCCAGCTGCCTGGCAAGCTCCGCCGACGCCGTCGCCTGCACCGCGTCCGGCATCGTCCGCAGCTCGCGGTTCACGGCGATCAGCATCATGCGGCGGGCCATGCCGACCACCCGCCGTCGTCTCGAAATCTGGGCCACTTTTCCGGGCCGTTTTCGGCGTTTTCGCAGGTCAGAAACGGCGCCGAAATCGCGTACCGATCTTGATCGGGATTTCCGCCCGGGAAACGGCCGCTGAAATAGGAATCGGAAGATGGCTGCGGGGTCGTCTGCGTGTCGCGCTGGATTTCCTGGCGGTTTGTGCTACCAGACGGGTAGCTCGACGCTGCTGCGTCGTGCGCGTCGCATCTGGTTGCCGAGTCGTGCGCCTGCTCCGCGGTTGCATGGCGAGCATGTGATGCGGTCGCCCTCTTGACCTCCGAGTGCTCGGGGGTTCGAGTGGTCGAGGTCCATGCGGCTCGGGTTGGTCATGATGCCGTCGCACTTGGGACCTGCGATGGGGCAGTGCGTGCCGATGGCGGCGGGCAGCAGCTCGCGTCTGCGTCGCTGGTGTGCCGAGCCGAGTCCGCGTTGTGTGGTGGTGCCTCGCCTGGCCCAGCGTTGGTTGTCGCGTCTGCTGGTCATGGCCGGCTGCTCGGGGTGGGGTGTACGGCGGTGGGTGTGCCGAGGCTGGGCGCGTCGATGGTGGGCACGCGGGGTGCTGCGATGAGCAGGCCGGCGAGGAGTCCGAGGAGGACGAGCGAGGCGCCGAGTGCGACGTAGCGGGGTGCGCTCATGGGCGTCACCTCGGGAACGACGAGAGCCAGCCCGAAGGCTGGCTCTGGTGACACGTGTGCGCTTGTGGGGCGCATCCTGCATCATCGCCCAGCCCTTGGTCAACTCGCCACGTCGTCCTGTGACAGCGCGGCGGCGAGGAGGGTGAATCGCTCGGGTGGCCACCATGCCTCGCATGAGGGGTGGATGCAGGCGGCGTAGCGGTCGGTGAGGTTGATCTGGATGGCTGCCTTGCGGATCTTCTGGCCGTCTTCGGTGACGATGACGTGGCGGTTGCGGCAGGCGGGGCAGGGCCGGATGGCTTCGCTCCAGCGTGCGGGGCTGACGATGGCTCGGGCTTCCATGACCCAGCGTCGTGCGTCTTCGACGGCGGCCTCGGGGTCGTCGGGCTGCCATGCGGTGAGGGCGTTGTAGGTGGGCTGGCCGTCGGCTGCTCGGGTGGTGCGGCGGATGGCGGCGAGCAGCTCGACGGCGGTGGTGTTGAGCGGGGAGCGGTGTGCGCCTCGGCTGCCGTTCCCGCTGCCGTTGGTGGAGTGGACGGCTTCGTCGACCTGGGCGAGTAGGGATGGCAGGTAGGCGGTGATGGGGCGGAGGCCGGCGTGGAGTCGTCGGAGGTGGCGGCGGTGGATGGCGCCTGCGGTGCGCATGGCGCAGAGGGCTCGCTCGGCGCCGTCGATGTTGCCGCGTTCGGTGGCGTAGGCGTGGCGGGCGCGGAGCATCCGGATGTGTTCGACGTGGATGCGGTTGACGTTGCGGAGCTGGTCGCGTGCGGCGGCGTGGTCGCGGTCGAGCTGGTGGATGCCGGGCTGGGTGAGTTCGTCGATGGCGACGCTGAGTCGGAGCGCGGCGGGCATGTCGGGCTGCTGGTCGGGCTCGGTCACTCGGCGGCCTCGGTGTCGAAGCCGAGCTGCTCCGGCTCGGCGGCGGGCACGGCGGTGCGGGGCCGCCAGATCACCCAGAGGTGGCAGTCGGGGCACTCGTACTGCTCGTGGGTGCGGGCCATGTCGGCGGCCCACACGGCCCAGTGCATGGGCCCAGGACCGTAGGCGTGCGGCTCGGTGCAGAAGACGCGCTCGGTGGTCACGGTGCGGGGAGCTCCGATCAGGTCGTGGCGATGAGCGGGCGCAGGATGGCGGCGGCCAGGAGTGGCGGCACGGCGTTGCCGACCTGCTGGTGACGAGAGGTCTTTGAGCCCTTAAACGGGTAGTCGGCCCGGAACGACTGCAGGGCCGCGGCCTCCTGGACCGACACCGGAACCGAGCCGTTCTGAAATTGCGCCTCGCCCTTGTCCCACGCCTTGTGTCCGGGCCTACCGATGCGCGGATCCCCCAGGACTGTCGTGGCCGGCCGGGTCAGCACCCACACGTCGGACCGGGACTTACCTGTGATCGTGGGTGCAGGCCTGGACACAGGTGTGTCCGGGCGGTCGCCGTGCCGTTCCGCGAGACCAGCACCACGTGTTCGGCGGTAAGCGACCTCGTCGGACCAGCCGAGCGCCTCGGCCATCGTGATCCAGCGCGGCAGCTGCGAACCGAACAGGTCCATGCCGTCGAGCGCGGCATGCGTCGGCGTAGGCGGCTGCGCGATCCCGTCCAGCCGTGCGATCAGAACAGCCCGCGTCCGCGTCTGCGGCACCCCGTAGTCGGCGGCCAGAAGCTTCCCCGTCCACGTCGAATACCCCTCCTGGCGAAGCTGCGCGGCGACGATCTGCCAGATTGGCAGTACTTCCTCGACCTGCTCGAGCACCACCCAGCGGGGGTGTAGCTCGAGCGCCCAACGCCCAGGAACCCACACGAGCTCACCGCGGGGGTCGCCTAGCCCTGCTTTCCTGCCGGCCTTGGAGAAGGTCGTGCATACCGGTGAGCCGATGAGCCCGTCGACCTTGCCTGCGAACGGGGTCGGGGAGTAGGTCGTGAGGTCGGCCTGCACGCGCCAGTGCCCGGCAGCGTCCGCGGTGCGGCATGCGTCGCGGTCGCGGTCGATGCCGACGATCGGCCCGGTGTAGCCGGCCAGACGGGCGCCTTCTTCCCAGCCGCCCGGTCCCGCGAACAGGTCGAGGATCACGCGCGGACCGCTTCCCGTTCGGGCCACTGGGCTTTCTTCAGCCACCCGGCGCCGCGCCGGCCGTCGAGCCACGGCCCGTCGAACCCGATCCAGTCGCACCCTGCCGTGGCCAGCGCGACGGCGTCGGCCTCGTCGTCGGTGATGCGGGCGAGGCCGAACCCGGGCCAGCAGGCGGCGACGGCGCGCTTCACGTCGGCCTTGGCCGCGTGCCCGTTGCCCGCGATGTAGCCCTTCATGGTGGTCGGGTTGAGTACGGCGACGGGTACCTCGGCGCGGATGAGCCGGTCGATGATCAGCCATCGGAGCGCGGCGCGCTCGTCCGGCTGGCCGAGGGTGGCGGCCCCGGGGAGTGGTCCCTCGAGGACGACGAGCTTGGTGTTGACGGTGACGAGCCCGGTGAACCACAGGAAGATCGATCGGATGCGGTCGTGGACCTCGACGAGGTCCTTGTGGTGCTTCTCGGGACACGGCTTGTGGCCGAGGTGGCAGGGCAGGGAGTCGGTGGTCTTGACCCAGGTGGTGACGTGGCCGGTGTCGGTGATCTGGGCGGCGCCTGTGCTGGTGAGCGACAGGTCGCCCCCGAGGACGGAGGGGGGCATCAGGCGACGTCCCGGTAGGAGCGGCCGTCGAGGACGCGATCGATGCTGCCCCGGCAGACGCCGAACTCGCGGGACAGTGCCGAGACGTTCAGCCGCTGGTTCGCTGCGGCGGCTCGGCGGCGGATCTCTCGGACCTGGTCTGTAGTGAGCTTGGCCCGCGGGTTGGCCGTGCCGATCAGTGGGCGCGGGTTCCACCTGCCTTCGTCGCGGCGGACCCTGTTGTCGGTCCGCTTGTGGCAGCTCAGGCAGAGCGGACGGTATCGCTCGACGTCCGTGCTCCACCGCACGGTCGAGCCGTTCTCGGTGCCCTCGATCGGCGCTGGGTCGGTCTCGTCGTACGACCACTGCCGCGCGGGATCGGGGCAGCTGGCGCACTGGTGGGTGGACGCCTTACCGCGTGCTCGCTCGACGCGCTTGTGCATGGCGCGATAGGTGGGCTGCGCACCAGTCCAATCGGCACGGCTCGGGCCGGTTCGGAGCGATGCCCGCCAGCTCTCGTAGTGCTCCTGGCACCGGAGGGCGCGGTAGACCGGCTCGGAGCAGACCGTGAGCCTGCACGTGGCCCCGAGCGGCCCCCGACAGTCCTCGCAGAGCGGGCTGGAGCAGCCGGGGCAGCGCGGCACGTCGTCGGCGCTCACTGCTCGGCTCCGGCCGCGATGCTCGCGGCGATCGAGGCGCTGTCGACGGCGGGTCCGCGCCACATGCCGTCGCGCAGCTCGGCGATACCAGGCGGGAAGCTCTCGGGGTTGACGCATTGGCCGTGAGGACCGTCGGCGGAGCGGTGGCGGTCGAACAGCTCGGCGCCGGAGAACGTTCGGTGGCACGCGGAGCAGTGGGCGGCTCGCTGACCGGTCCATCGGGCGTCACAGCCCCCGCAGGCGGCTGGGGCGGCGGGGCGGCGAACCCTGGATGCCGCTTCCTCGCTTCCCCTTTCGCGCAGGAGCGACGAACTCGGGTCCGCCGGTACATTGGGACCCTCGGGGATGTTGATGTTGTTAGAACGCGACTGAGGGGCGCTCATCGGCGTGGTGTCCTCTCGTGGGCTCGTGCCAGCTCCCGCGGGTCCAGCGGGGCGTGCTGCACCCCTGCGGCCTTGAGGCGGGCGATGTGCGCGGGTGCGCGGTCGAGCGGCTCGCCGTCGGACACGCGGACGCAGAGGGCGCCGGCGGGTTGGGCGCAGCCGTGGGGTGGGAAGGGGCAGGGGACGGTGAGGGCCTGGTCCTGGTCGGCCTGGTCGTCGAGGTTCACGCCTCGGCTCCCATCGACGGCGGCCAGGCGAGGCAGCACAGGTCGCACGTCCACGAGTCGTGCGCGACGTCGGCGCGCAGCAGCCGAAAGCACTCGGGACACGTCGGCGCGGAGCACCGGTCGCACGCCTGCTGGGCGCGGACGGTCTGGTGACGGCACGGCTCGGTCACGTCGTCGCTCCGGCGTGGAACGGGCACCGGTGCGTGCCATCCGGGAGCGTGACCCAGCCGTCCCGTCCGGCGACCATGCGCAGCACCTCGTCGGAGCGTGCGGCCCGCGAGGTGGCCGGGCACGGGTGCGCGCTGGCCATGCCGTACTGGGTGGCGGTGCCGACGAGGGGGACGTCGCACGCCCACACCTGGGCGATCACGACGCGGCCTGCGCGATCTGCTCGGCGGTCCACGGGGTGTGGTCGCAGCGCACGCCGGGCATGAGCGGGCCGCGGTGGCGCGCGGCGGGGTCGATGCGCCAGCCGTCGCCCTGGCACCAGACGCACGCCCGGATGGCCATGCGGCGCTCGCGGTCGTCGATGTCGGCGTCGGTGATCTCGTGGCCGCAGTTCGGGCAGCTGAGGCTCATCGCGCGCTCCGGGCCGGCGACGCGGCGTCGCGCGCGCTCGCGGTCAGGTGGCTGGCTTCACAGATTGAGTTGGTCCCGGACCACTTCGGGGGTCGGCTCACGGTGGTCGAGGGCAAGGACGTGCGGAGCGCAGCGGAGCATGTCCGCGGCAGCCGGGGAGCGGAGCGACCCGTGCAGTTGGGCGAAGCGGAGCGAGCCCTGGTGTATTCACTGTTCTGGTAGGGGGCACCACGGTGCATAGCTATTCGGCACCGTGGTGCATAGCTATTCGGGCCGTGGAGATCCACAACAGCGGTCCTGAGCGACCCGATAGCCCTGCACGACGGCGCAGAGCTATCGACGGTCAGGACGTCACTTCGGCGGGGAACGAAAGTCGGTACGTGGCGGCCCGCGGACGCTGCCCCCGACCGCCCACTCCGGGCGCCGTGAGCATCAGCCAGCCGGACGCGCGGAGGGCCGACAGGTGCTCCCTGACGGCCCGCTCGCCGAGCCCGGAGTTCTCCATGACGAGCTCCACGGACGGCCGCGCGCTGGTGCCCGTGCCGTTCGCGTAGGTCGCCACGATGAACGCCACGCCCTTCGTCACGATCGGTACCGGGGCGGCGCGGAAGCGTCGTTCCCACTCGTGTTTCCGGCACGGTTCGGCCTTCCAGGTGTCCACTCACGCGGGCCTCTCTTCGGTCGCCCGACGGTTGGCCGCCAGGCCGAGGGAGCTGCGGATCCTGGCGGTGGTGTAGGTGGTCATGCGGGTGTGGCTGGCGATGTGCGCGTCGGGGAGTCCGCGCGTGTGGAGGATCAGCACCAGTCGTGCCCGGTCGGGGTGGAGCAGTGCTTCGGCGGGCTCGTCGCCGGCCAGGGCACGCCGGTAGCGGCCGGGCTCGATGGGCCCGGCGTCGATGGCGGCTTCGGCCCGCCAGTTCGCGACGTGGACGGCGTGGGCGTCGCAGCAGCGTCGGCAGGTGACCTGGTTGCGGTAGCGGTGGCGCTGGTAGGCCTGCTCGGTGCCACACGCGGGGTTGCCGGTCACCGCGCGGCTTTCTTCCGTGGCGGCCCGCCGGTGCGCTTCTTGTTCTGCCAGCGGCTGGCGTATGGGCAGCTGACGGCGTGGTGGAGGTACAGCTGCTGTCCGCGTGCGCGTGCGGCGGCGGCGGGTCTGGGGCCGAGGACGCCGTACTTGCCGCCGAGTTGGATGACGTTGCCGCGGTCGGGGTCGGGGTCGACGTCGACGGGCATGTTGGCGCCGGTCTTGGCCATCTGGACCCAGCGGATGGGGGCGGAGCAGTAGTTGCACTGGTCGGCGGGGGTCACGGCGCGACCTCGGTGACGGGGCCCCAGCGGCGGACGAGTTCGGCCCAGTCGAGGTAGGTCTTGCCGCCGTCCTTGTAGCCCTTCCACTCGCCCTGGTGCGTGCGACCCCACTGGGGTGAGCACCCGTCGCAGTCGCCGTCGGTGCCGTCGTGGACGCCCGTGACGGCATCGGGCTCGGGGGCGCCGATGTCCCAGGCGCGGGGCGCGCTCACGTTCGCACCTCTGTGCCGCGACGCCCCTTGACGACGAGTGTGTGCGTGCCGCTGGCGACGTTGGCCTGGACGCTGGCGCGGTAGCAGGTGCCGTCCGTGATGAGCACGTAGTCGTTCTCGATCACCACGGTCTGGCTCTCGCCGCTCTCGGTGTCACGGCAGGTGACCTCGGTGCTCACGTCGTCCCTCGCCGTCTCCCGGCCTGCCTGGACGGGCATGTCGGCGTGCAGTCCTGCCGCGAGCAGCCCCGCTTCACACCGGAGCGGGCGTGCTGCCACGCGTAGACGTGCCGGTTCGGTACGACGTCGTTGCGCAGCGTCTTCAGGACGTAGCCGGGCCAGCCGGTCAGCTCTTCGGGGATGGCGCGGCCAGGGCGGACGTCGAGGGGGAACGTCCAGGAGTCGTGGGGGCCGGCGTACAGCTCGACGGTGACGGTGGTCATCAGCAGCCGCCTTCGCACGTCGGCTCGTCGGGCCGCTTCCACCCGAGGGCGACGAGCGCCGCCTCAGTGCGCTCGGGCAGTCCGATCGTCGCCTCGCCGTCGACGGTCGTGATGAGCGCCGCGAGTTCGAGCGTGACGCGCGACTCGCCGGTGCCGCCGGTGATCCGGACGGCCTGCACGGCGTTGCTGATGTCGGTGTCGCCGATGAACACGGACCCGCCGCCGCCTGCGCGGAGGGTGATCAGAACGGGGCTGCTCACGACTCACCCCCGGCGGCGGCCTTCCAGTCGTCCAGCTCGCTGTCGTCGTCGCCGACGCGGGCGTAGGACTGGAGCGCGGTCGCACCGGCGAGGGCGAGCGTGGCGTTGGCCTGGGCGAGCCGCAGGTGGTAGCTGACGGCGTCGTCCTCACCGTCGGCCCGAGCGATCGCGGCACACTCGATTTGCGCCTCGGCCTCGACGTACCTGTCGACGGCGCGCATCAGGTGCCCTCGATCCGGACGACGAACGGCGTGCCGTCGGCCATCTCCACGCTCAGCTCGTACTCGTCGACCTCGTCGAGGATCGCGACGACGTCGTCGCCGTTGAGTCCGGCCACGATCGCGGCCATCAGCTTCTCGGGGCCCATCAGGCGTCCGTCCCGAGCGGCGCGTCATCGTCGTCCTCGAACGGCAGCTGCTCGTCCTTCGGCGCCGGCGACACCGACCCGAGGTCGACCTCCATCACCCGCATCCCGATGACCGGGCGCTCCTCGCCGTCGGCGCGCTTCTCGGTCGCGATCTGCACGCACTCGGCGCTGCCGCTGAACGTCATGATGTCGCCGAGCGCGATCTCGGGGACGTTCTCGCCGGTGGACTTCATGCCCCGGAACTTGACGAAAGTCTCGGTCATCGGGTTGCTCCTGTCTCGGCCGTCGGGGCGGCCGTGGTGGTGGGGTCGAGGTAGTCGGCGCGCTCGATCAGGTCGGCGGCCAGCGCGCGGAGCCGGGGCCCGTCGAGCCAGATGCACACCGCGGTCTCATCGCGGGCGAGCACGGCCGATCCGGTGCGGGTCCACATCTCGACGGCGTGGTCATCGGCGAGCGTGGGCGCCAGGACGACGCGGCCCTGGCCGTTGACTCCGGCGTGCTCGGCCATGGAGATCACGACTCGCCTGCCGTGTCGCCCTCGGCCGCGGCGAGCTCGGCCTCCATCTCCAGCTGCTCCCGGGCGCGGGCCTCGTCCTCGGTCTCGACCAGCTCCCCGTCGAGGACGTCCTCCCCAACCTCGGGCAGGTCCGACACGTCGATCGGCCGCTCGTCGGCGGGCAACTGCGGCGCCGCGAACGGCTGCTCGCCGGCCACGTCGCGGGCGTCGCGCATCTGCTGACGCCGGTACTCAGCCGACGTCGGCACCCACTTCGCGAGCTGCCGCACCGCCGACTTCAGCCACATCGCGTCCGGGTTCGTCGTCCATGGGCTATAGGGCGAGTCGGCGCCGGTCGCGGACTTCTTGATCCGTGCGATCGCGGACCGGTTGAGCACCACGACCTTCGACGTGGCGCCGTCCTTCATCACGGCGTACGCGTAGACGAGGCGCAGGTCGCCGCGGTTGTCGGAGTCCCAGTCGATGAAGTGCCGGGGCCGCTCGTCGACGCCGGGCTGGTAGTCGAACCGGTCGCCCGTGTACACGACCTCGGCGACGACCGAGGCGACAGCACCGGCGCGGTACATCAGCTCGATGTGGCCCTGGTAGCCGACGATCCCGAGGATCTCCAGCTTCCCCTTCACCTTCCGCGGGGTGAGGTAGTACTGCTCGGTGCCGGGCTCCAGGCCCAGCCGGGCAGCGTCGAGCAGGGAGGCCAGGAACACGGCCGGGTTGTTGCCGGCCGCGACCTCCAGCTCGGTGCGCCCGGAGCGGTCGCCGTCGTACTTCTTGCCGCGCTTGAGCGCACCCTGGGCGACGCGCACCCACTGCTCGGGCTTCACGTGTGACGGCAGGACGGCGCCGAAGTCGGGGGCGTACTGGGCGACCATGGCGCGGGGGCCGGTGTCGCGTGTGGCGACGGCCTTGCTGGCGGCGTCGGTGACGGTGCTCATGCTGCGGTGGCCTTCCTGGCGGGCTTGGCGGGTCGGAGGTGGGGCGGTGCACCGTCGGCGCCGGGGACGCGCATGGCGACCTTCTGGCCGTCGCACCACGCCTCCCTGGCGGTGCCCATGGCGTCGGCGAGCAGCGCGGCGGCTTCGGTCTTGGCGGCCTTCACGGCCTTCTCGGTGGCGCACGCGCTGATGTAGGCGGTGGCGATCTCGGCGGGCACGTCGACTGCGGTGCCGTCGATGTCGGGGTGCAGCTCCTTCACCGTCTGGTAGGTGGCGGAGTGGCTGTCGATGCTGGGCCGGGGGCCGTCGTCGAGGCTGGCGATGAACTTCTCGGCCTCGGTGCGCATGAACCGGGCTTCGTCGGGGGCGGCTGTGATCTGGTACTCGCGGTAGTCGCTGCCGCCGATCAACACGGCGACGTGGCACAGCTCCAGGCCGAGGCAGTCGAGGTACCAGAGGCACTGGGCCCGGTAGTGGACGGGGATCTCGTCGGTGCTGTCCGAGCCCCAGTCGTCGGGCATCCGCGCGGTCTTGCCCTCATAGATCGCGCACGGCTTGCGGCCGCGGCGGCTGGGGTAGAGCAGCCGGTCGGGGGCGGCTGTCTGGTAGTCGCGCTCGGCGTGGACGAACGCCGGCGTGGTGCGCACCGACAGCTCGGGGTGCAGCTCGGCGAAGCGGGCGGCCACGACGTCCTCGAGGAGCGTGCCCCACCGCATGGGCTCGGTCAGCTCGACAGGCCCGACGTCGCCACGCTTGCGGTGCCACAGGCTGAACGGGGACTCGTAGGGGCTGATGCCGAGGACGGCGGCGATCTCGCTGCCACCGATGCGCCGTCGGCGGGCAGCGGCCCACTCGTCGGTGCCGGGGACCAGCCGGCCGATCGGGAGGGCGGTCATCGGACGGGCCACGCGGCATCGAGCCGGTCGCACATCTCGTCGCCGTGCCCGTCGGGGGCGATCGCGATGATGACGGCACGGTGCGCGGTCAGTGAATCGACGAGGTTCGCCCGGTCGTGGGCGAGCCACTTCAGTGCTCCGACGATGAGGTCGCGGTCGGTGTCGTCGCCGATGTCGGCGGCGATGCTGAGTGCCTGCGTTGATCCGTAGATCATCAGTCGCACCCCCAGCCCAAGACGGTCCGTTCGTAGCGGTTCTGCGCGCGGTCGGCGAGGTCCTGGTCGTAGAACGGGTACTCGCGCTCGTCCTCGGCGGCGTCGATGGCCTGCTCGTCGCGGGCGTCCTGGGCGCGGGCTTCCCCGGCCTGGAGCCAGGTCTTCGTCGTGCTCATCGGGCCAGCTCCTGCATCAGCCGGGCGGCATCCTCCGCGGGCAGGGAGCCGGTCTCACCGTCGGCCGTCGTGCGTCCGGTGATGACGACGTTCCCGCGGATCGACCATCCGTCGGTGCGGTGCAGGAGCCGGTCGATGCGGGGGTTGCTCGGTCGGGGTGGGGCGCTGATGGCGCCTTCTTCGTCGACCCACAGCGAGCAGCGGGGCCCGGTGACGTGCTCGATGTAGTTGCAGTTGATGTGGCGGCGGAGGTCGGCCAGCCCGTCGTCTCCGTTGTCGGCGATGACGATGTCGCGGATGGGCTGGTCGAGGGCGGCGGGCACGAGCAGGGCGCGGTAGCCCGCGGTAGTGGCGGTCATCGAAGTCTCCAGGGCAGGAACCGGCGCCGACGAGCGGGCGCGGGCGGGGTGGGTGTGAGCTGCACGAGCCGCCGCACGAGCGCGGTGTCGTCGAGCCACACGTGCGGGTCGAGCGCGCGCAGGTAGGCGGTCTCGTCGCCGAACTCGCGGTCGGAGAGACCGCCGCGGCGGTAGAGCCGTCCGAGGGTGTCGAGCTGCCGGGTGTGGAAGAACTCGGCGTGCGCGCGCAGGTAGGCGAGGGTGCGGCGCCGGTGGTCGGGGCTCATGTCGTCGAGCCGGATCCGGACGAGCTGGCCGCCGTCGCTCCAGGTGGCCCAGTGGTCGGCTTGGTGGAGGAGGTGGGCGAAGCCGGGCTCGGCGAGTGGGGCACCGCCCCGGCCGGCCGCATTGCTGCGGCCAGCCGAGGCGACGGAGGCGTGAGCGGTCACTAGTCGGCGACCATGCGGATCTCGTCGGCCTGCTCGCGCTGCCGCCGGATCTCGTAGGTGCCGGCGCCGATCGCGTTGGCGCCGTGCTCCTCGGTGTGGACCATGTAGGCAGTCGCGCCGTCCGGGACGGTGAGCGTGCCGAGCAGCAGCCCGGAGCGGCCCCCGTCGTCGGACGCGTCCCAGTAGCAGCCGGGCCCGTCGAAGCTGTGCAGGCTGTGGGTGTTCCCGCCCGCCGACTCCGCGCGGACGACGAGCGCGCCGGCCGCGGGGATCGCGGTGGTGGCGGCGGGCCGGTTCGGGCGGAACAGGACGATGAGGTCGCCCTGGGCCTGCGCGCAGCCGGTGAGGACGGGAACGTCGACCTGGGCGTCGAGGACGCCGAGGGTGTCGACGCCGGCGCGGTCGAGGATGTTGCCGAGCGTGGTCATGTGGATCTCCTTGTCGGTGGCGTGCATGAGGTGGTCAGGTGCGGCGGGCGAGGCCCGCGTACTCGGCGGGCGACACGTCGTAGGTCCAGGCCGCCGCGGCAACGGGGTCGGGGATGTCGGCGGGGACGGTGAGTCCGAACCGGCGGATGGTGCCGTCGCGGTCCGCGGATCCGTTGGTGCACAGCAGGACCCGGACGGGCTCGTCGTAGATGGCGGCAGGCACGTCGTAGAGCGCGAGCTCGCGGCCCGGGTTGCCCGGGTCTGGGACGTTGTCTTCGACCTGGGCGAGGCCGGCGTCGACGACGAACCGGTCCCAGCCGCGCTTCTCGATGGCGCACCGGCGGATCTCCGCGTTGGGCTCCTTCAGGATCCGGTCGGGTGCCCACCCGTCACCGGTGACGAGGTCGGCGGGGACGCGGACGCCGTGCCACCAGTGCCCGGCGTAGCCGTCGGCGTAGGCGAGCGCGGGCCCGGTCTCGCAGTGCAGCCGGGCCTGCTGGTCCCGCTCGATGACGGTGGGGCGGTCGGTGAGGATGGCGGCGCCACGCGTCGGCCACCACCAGCCGGTCTGCCAGATCGCGGCGGTTATGGCCTCTAGGCGGGGTGACGGCTCGATGGCGGCGACGTCGAGGGCCCGGGTGTAGAGCGTGGCCCAGTAGGCGTCCCACCAGGGCGACAGGCTGCTGTAGATGTCGTTCGCCATCGCGTCCCCGAGCTGGCCCCAGAGCTGGTCCCGGAGCTGGTCCCCGAGCTGGTCCCAGAGCTGGTCCCAGAGCTGGCCCCGGAGCTGGCCCCCGAGCTGGTCCCCGAGCTGGCCCCCGAGCTGGCCCCCGAGCTGGTCCCCGAGCTGGCCCC